TCCATACTCCAGTTACCTAAAGTGTAACTGTTTGAATTGAGATTAGACTATAAGAATTTACTGAACCTGCAGTAGGGGCTGGAGTACCATTGTAAATTACTTGTCCATTCGCCCCAACGTATGATGTAGTTGCTGTATCTTGTACAGTTATGGATTGACTGATGGGATTTGTATCATTTGTTATCAGATGGTCTACATTTGTACCTTGACTTGAATCCCAAGTAACAGTAGCAGTGCCAGAAGTATAGGCAGATGCCCTCATTCGTACTTGTTCGAAACTACCACAAGCCACTGAATACATTACATTGGGGGCATTATTAGATCCCTGAACAGTACCAAATGAAACGTCATAGGCAAATACAGATACCCAATTAGTCCCGTCAACAGTTCCTTCCCAAAGATAAGTTAAAGCAAATGTACCAGAAACATAGAATGTAACCATTGAGCAGCCTTGCGTATTAGCAATAACTGCACTATTTAAAGCGGTTAGAGTTCCTGTACCAATACGATCCAATCCAGGTGCTGCTTGTGTAACATCAAGAGCTATTTTACTATTAACAGATGTTGATGTAATAGCATTACCAACACCATCTTCAGTTTTAGAAATTACCCTTAAATCTCCAGTTAAATTCTCAGATAACAGGACTTGATCACCTTCTGTCCATGTTGGATGAGCCGCATTAGCCAATGCGGAGAGCACACCTAAGTTATCAGCGATAGGAGCTGCATTGTTATTTGTAAGATTTCCTGCAACCGTTGATGTACCTGTAAGTGTGGTACTTGTAAGGCTAACAACCCATGGGCTGGTACTTTGAGTTACTGCTACAGTTCCTGTGATTGTTGTAGATGCAAGAGATACTGGCTGAGTGGCTTGCCAGAAAGTGCCTGATACTGGTTGAGTAACTTGACTACCATCCACAATCAAACGAGCAGCTGAAGTAAGTTGTAGAGGAGAAGAGTTACCAGAAGTAAGAGTAGTAGGAGTTGTATTAAATTCTCCCATTACAGAAATGCCATTGGCGGGAGTAGCTACATTTTGTGAGGTAGCTGCATCGAGCACTGCTCCTGTATTTCCAACAATACCTACTTTTAAAATACCTGCTGAAGCAACTACTGCAGCAACACCATCTATTTGATTGATGTTTACATTCTGCTCACCAGATGCTGCAAATGTTACACGTAAATTACCACTTGTATCTAACGACAAAGGACTTGTTTGACCTGTTGTATACGCTGGAGCAGCAGTTGTAACAGCTCCTTGAACTAAATCTCCATTCTGACCAGAGGTTGCTGAAGCTTGTGCAACCCCTGTTTGACCTATTTTATTAGTTCCAGTAGGAAGTGGTGAATTTGGAGAAAGGGCAACCACTAAAGCATTATCACCAGCAGTAGCAGCTGTGCTTGCAGCTTTAACATTTGTACTATTAAGAACCGTTATAGGATCGTTAATAGTAACTGGTACTTGCCCGTTCTCTTCTGAAATAGGTAAATCAGCCATTTTATTTCCTTTTTCTTATCTAAATTCCAACAAACAATGGGTATACTTTTATATACCCATTGAATGCTAGAAAAGTAATCCTTAGTGACTGAAGAAAGTTACATAAGTATCTTGTGCTTGATTATCTCTATTTAGAATAGTAATTTTTGCAGATGATCCAGAAGGAATAACATAACCAGATGGTGACGTTGGCATGATGAACTTTAACTCCTGCCCAGCTGCACTATTAAACCCATTCCAATAAGTAACTTCACTACCAGTAATACCAATAGCTACGGTCCCTTTTATTTCACCAGAACCAGCAAAGTCAATCTCATCTAATGTACATGGTCCTGCGAGTGAATGCGTAACAGAGGCATTTTTTGCAACTGAAGCATCTGTAAAATAAGTTAAAACAGGGGTAATTGAAGCTGAGGCATTTGTATCAACTAGCAAACGACCATTGGCATCAACTTGCAATGCAACCTGTTGCCCTGTTGTAAGAGTAGGTGGAGTTGAGTTGTACTGACCACCAACTAAGTCAGAGTTAGTTGCAACTGCTCCAGGTGTTACTGGACCTGCTGTTGTGCTTTTTACACGTAAATTACCTGATAGATCTTCAGAAAGAAGGACTTGATCACCAGTTGTCCAAGTTGGAGCAGCGGCTGCAGCTACTGCAGGAAGAACTCCTACATTGTTAGCTGCTGGGGCTGCATTATTATTTGTAAGATTTCCTAGAACTGTCACTGTTCCGGTAATGGTTGTACTTGCAAGAGAAACAACCCAAGGGGAAGTAGACTGAGTAACAGCTACAGTTCCTGTAATGGTTGTAGAAGCCAATGTAACAGGGACTGTGTTTGTAATATAGGCGTTTACACCAATAACATTTACAGGACCTGGACTGGTTCCATAAGCAGATGGAGCACCTACAGCGATACTATCCCACTGTGTTACATTGACAGCTGAAAGAGCTGGGAAGTTAGAAATAGCAACATTTAGATTTGAACCTGTTGGTTGTACAACAGTAACGTTTCCTGTTACTGCAGTAGTTGAACCAGTACCTGTAATTACACGTAAGTTACCAGATAGATCTTCGGAAAGAAGAACTTGATCACCTTCAGTCCATGTAGGATGGGCTGCGTTAGCAAGAGCAGGTAATACACCTAAGTTATCCGCAATAGGAGCTGCATTATTATTTGTTAAGTTACCAGCAGCTGTTACAGTCCCAGTAATGGTTGTAGATGCAAGACTTACTACCCAAGGAGAAGTGCTTTGTGTTACTGCAACTGTTCCTGTGATTGTAGTAGAAGCTAAAGTAACTGCAGGAGTATTAGTAATAAAGGCGTTAACACCCTGAACTTCCACTGCACCTGGAGAAGTACCATAGTTAGAGGGAGAACCTAATGCAACACCATTCAACTGTGCTTCATTCATATTAAGTATTGATTGGTTAGAAGCAATAGTAACAGGAATAGAAGCAGACATTGTTGTTTGACCAAGAGTAATGGGTGATCCACCAACTTGATTCAAGTTAACATTCTGTTCACTAACACTACTATCAATAGTAACACGAAGATTACCACTAGTATCTAATGATAGAGGATTCGTAGTACCTGTTATGTACGTGGGAGGAGCAGTTGTAACTGCACCTTGACTCAAAACACCATTTTCACCTGATGTAGTAGATCCTTGGGCATAATCCTCAGATGGATTAATCGTTGTTCCAGCAGCATTAGCTACCTCGGTTGTAAATTCTAAAGCTGTACTTCTTACGGGCAACTGTGCATCGAAATCTGCCATAAAAATTCTCCTTTAAACTTATTTACTCATTTTCTCTATAGATTCCTGAGTCTTGCTAATATCCAAATTTGTAGCTGCAATATTCTCATCAATTTTTCGCAATTCTTCAGCTACTTCCATCTTACGCAAATCGAATCGTTCTAATTGTAATTTCATTTCTGTAACGTGAACACTTAAACGTTTCTTGTTAAGATCGAAATTGGGTCCAATATCTGCCATTGTAATTCTCCTTTTCTTTAATTAATTTAAAGTTCCAAGTAGATTAGCTTTAAAATCTTCTGTATGATTACTATACATTGTAACGCAAATTGTAACAACTTGTCCTGCTGTAGCTGGAACAGGAGCATCTTCATAATTAACATGAAAATTTATATCTGCTGCTGAAGTCCATCCACCACCTACAGTTATCCCATCAACTTGAATCAAATACTCACCATTATAGCAACCCCAACCATAAGCTCCAGTAATACTTAAAGTTTTCCCAGCAGGAACGGTATAACTTAAAATAACAGTTAAAATACCAGGAGGAACAGTTGTATTTTCTGCATACTGATTTATAGTGATTCCAACAGTTCCACTCGTTGTAACTACAAGAGAACCACCACTAAAATTAAGTTGTCCTAAAGTGGACAAAATGGAAGTTGAAGTAGCTTCAGTTGCTGGACTTACTTCAACGCCATTTGAATCTCTGAGATTTACATGAAATGCTCTATATTCAGTAAGTCTTACTGCACCTGTTTCTCCAGCAGCTAATGTAGGAGAAGTATCTTGATAAACTCCACCTACTGGTTGCTCAATTGATGTTCCATATGTAAAAGCACTTTCGTCAACTGCACCAGTACTTAAACCATTTGTAACATGAACATTTAAAGAACCACTTGAAGAAGTAAGAGGATTGCCAGAAGAATCTTGAATATCTGTTACTAAATTGCCACTTGAATCTGTTTTTATAAAAGTGTCAGAAGTTCCATCAGTCCCATAAATAGCTGCGCTATCTGTATTATGGCTAATCTGAACAGGAATTACTTCAGTGGGATTTATATTAATGCTACCATCAGGATTAACTAAAAGAGCATTACCTTGATAGAAAATACTTGTTCTTAAGGCAAATCCGTGTATACCCCAATTTACAACAGAAACATCTTCTGATGTGTTGCCATTATCAGGATCAACACCTTTAATAACTACATCATTAACTGTTACAGGTCCAGTAATAGTAACATTGCCAATAGAAAGCTGCCCATCATTATTTACCTGGATGGGGATATATTTATCAGAAGGTGTAACCCCATAGATAGGATAGATAGGTAATTCTAATGGTATAGCTTCTACCGATAAGGGTACTCCATATTGAGGATCTGGGCGCATATATCACACTAATATCCTTAAATTTTTAATGTAGAGAGACGTAATGCTATATTGTTTTTGAATTGGCTTGACGTTGTAAGAGATTGGATTTGCCTGAGCAATTCTATATTAATAGATTCTTTTATAAATCTCAATTTCAAAAAATGCGATAATCTATTAAAATCTTCATAAGTCTTAACTAAAGAAAGATCTGTAATTGCTTCAACTTGAGGTACAGAAATTGGTTGTGCCTCTACTACTTTAGCTACTTCAGGTAAATTTGGTTGAGGAGGAAGAGAAATTTCTTGTTGCTTTTGTATTACTTCTGATTTAATTAAATTTGGTGTTGGTGCCATAACCATTTGTTCTGTAATAAATTGGGAAATGGCTGGTGCTTGTTCTTTTACAGTGCCATCTTCTATTATCTCTTCTATCCATTTATTCTCTAAATACCCTTTCAAAGATCCTACAATCCAACTTTTTCTAATATCTTCAGGATCGCACACACTTAAAGGAACTTCTTCTCCCTCTTTTATTTTTAAAATAGGAGAAAATCCATTTGAGTACTTAACACATAAATCAGCAAAAGATAGTTCAATTCTATTTTCTTTTGCATTTTTTATAGCCACTCTGTATCTTTTCATTTCTTATCCTTTTCTTTTACATAAAATTAACTTAAATTCCCGTTATATTTACAATGTTACAACTGTATGCCAACCACTTCCATCATATACTTGGATAGAACCTGATGCAGTACCACTAGTAATTATAGCCATTTGTTATCCTTTCAAAATTTTCTAAAATATATCAAGTATAATTAAATTGTATGCCAATTAGAACCATCAGATATAATATTATAAACGATTCCTTTTATCTGTTTAGGGGATAGCATAATATCTATGCCATCCAATGTTTGATGACTGACAGAAATAATAGAACTTATAGAATTTATAGTAGGAAAAAATTTAGTTATATTATTCCCATCTACTTCGGTAAACCATAAGTTACCATCAGGACCTAGACAAATACCATATGGGCGACCACCATTAGGATATTCTGTAATAACACCAGATGTTGTACATTTACCAATATTATTACCAAGATATTCTGTGAACCATAAGTTACCATCAGGACCTAGACAAATACCATATGGTTGACTACCACTAGTAGGAACAGGGTATTCTGTAATAACACCAGCAGAGGTACATTTACCAATATTATTACCAAGATATTCTGTGAACCATAAGTTACCATCTGAACCTAGACAAATACCTATCGGGGCAGTTCCTGCTGTAGGGATAGGGTATTCTGTAATAACACCAGCAGAGGTACATTTACCAATATTATTTGCATTTTCCTCTGTGAACCATAAGTTACCATCTGAACCTAGACAGATACCATATGGCCCAGCTCCCGCTGTAGGAACAGGATATTCTGTAATAACACCAGATGTTGTACATTTACCAATGTTATTACCAGCATTTTCAGCAAACCATAAATTCCCATCAGGTCCTGAACAGATACCATATGGCCCAGCTCCCGCTGTAGGAACAGGATATTCTGTAATAACACCAGATGGTGTAATTTTACCAATATTATTACCAACGGATTCACAGAACCATAAGTTACCATCTGAACCTAGACAAATACCAACAGGTTGGCTACCACTAGTAGGGATAGGGTATTCTGTAATAACACCAGCAGAGGTACATTTACCAATATTATTACCAACGGATTCACAGAACCATAAGTTACCATCGGGTCCAGTGCAGATAAGCTGGGGTTGGCTACCACTAGTAGGGATAGGATATTCTGTAAAATTATTTGGGGTTTGCAATCCATTAAAATAAAAAATTTGTCCTGGGACAGTTGATGCATTAGGTAGGGTCACTACTACATTCGGAATTACTGATGACCACCAATAAAATCCTGGAGTAGTTATAGATTCATTAGATATCACTTCAAAAACAGGTACTGAAAGACTTCCACTATAATCAAACGATGCTGTATCTATTGTTCCAGTTACTGCAATTGCTCCTACTCTTTGAAGAGAAAGAAGCTGAGGATAAAGAGTCCATAAATTATCCTCAGTAGTAAGAGTCAACAAATCTAAATCCACTACAGATGCTGGAATTATAAGATTTGCATTCTGATTATTATTCTCACCAGGACAAAGAATGGTAAATTGATACTCTTTAAGATTAGTAATTCTTCGTGTGATAATGGCCATATTAAAACTCCTAAAATGAATTAGTAAACCGAGCAAAATCCACATTTAGAGGGACCATATTTCAGATCCCTCCAATGTAGATTCTTAAAATCTACTTATTTATCCTTATGCGAATATTGTTAGAACCATTGTCCCAACACCAGCATCATTAACGGCCTGTAATGGAATACGGAATTCACCAATACTATTAGCATACATAGTACCTGTGATTAGACCTGTACTCTCATTAAGGCTTAACGTATAAGGTAAGTAAGTTGCATAGAATGCTGTTGGTGAATTAATAGCTGTAATCTGATAGCTAAATGCACCACTAGGCACAGGAACGCCACAAGTACTAGCGGGAGACATTACAACAGCTGCACTTGGGAATGTGACTGCTGTTCCAGAAACACCATAAGTAAGCAAACGGCCCTGCAACACAGTATTAGAGGCAGTAGTGATTGCACTACCAGCCAAGAAGTTACCGTACAGATTATTATCAGCTCCGAACGTAATAAATGTACCAGTAACGAAGTAAACCTTATCAGCAGTTGCTCCATTTGTTAGAACAATAGAAGCATTTGCTGGAAGAGTAAGGGATGTACCGAATTCAAATATATACACACCTGCACCATTTAATGTTAATGCACCTGCAACCCATGTTGCTGCTGAAGAAGCTTTATAATGTCCAGGAACTGCTGTATAACCGCCAAGATCAGTAGAGCTAATGTCAGTATTAACAGTGGTTGCTTTTAAGGCAACTGCTGCTGCAGTTACATCTATATGAGCCTGAGCTGCGGCTGCATCAGTAAGATGTTCCGTTCCAGAAACTAATCCTGGAGGAAAACCTGTGACAAAAGAACCTGCTGCTGGAGAAATACCTAAATCTCCATTAATAACTGTATTACCAGTGTTAGTGATTGCTGATTGTGCTAAAACACCATATGTTGCTGCTGTGAGCAGATAAGGATTACCCCCAACAACAGGTCCAGCTGGAACAACAGTAATACAATCTGCGCTAGTAATTTTTGGGGCTTTGTAATCGGGTAAAACTACTTCCATTATACCATCGGCTTTTGCAATCCAGAATTGTTCAGTCATTGTGAATCTCCTTATTTGTGTCATATTTTTACATATTCTTATCTAATAACTCGGTTTGGTAATTCTATTCGAGGCTATTTAGGTGTGAATACGAAATTCGTGCAGAGTCCTATAAGGACTTTATTGCACACATCTTTATTACTATCTTTGTAGCCTTACAGGACTTCAACTGCTATACTACAAATTAATTGAACAATTTCCTATTCCTAGTCTCACTACAATCAAATTGTGCCTCTAGTGATCAGCTAGAGGGCTTTATCAAGAGCTTTTCAGCCCTGAGCCCTACTTGGAGTACAAATAGGGGGAATAAATCTAAATGGCTTTGGAGGTAGGACTCGAACCTACAGCCTTGATCTTAACAGGATCTTGCTCCACCATTGAGCTACTCCAAATCTTTAATTTGCTTAGTGGACCCGACAGGTTCTGCCCCTGCTGCCTCATGCTTGCAAAGCACACGCTCTCCTAATTGAGCTACAGGCCCACTAAACAAACTTTATTTATGCTGGATAATTTGGATCACCTGGATAAACCATATGACCATTTACTTTCTTACTGCCTAAACGTCTTTGTCTAATAGCTTCCCCAAATTCTTTAGGGAATTTTATACCCTTATGCCCCTCTGATATCTTCCTACGAGCTTTATCAGTATGCCCATATCCCGTTTGAGGAGGCAATTTACCTTCTTCCTGTAATTTAGCATATCTTGCTAAATGAACCTGTTTCATAGTCTCTTTAGATTCAGGAGAATGCTTTCTACCTTCCATAGGACTAGGTTTACCTTGCCTAGCAATACTCATAGCTTCTCTTTGTTCAGGTGTACGTTTAGAACCTAATGGACTATAAGCTATTTTAAAAAGATTATAGCCAATATTTCTCTCATAAGACTTATACAAATTTATATAATGCTGCTCTCTTTGTTCTAGTAGTTCTTTTAAAGGCTCTACCGCTTCTAAAATTTTAAATTCAAATGCTTTTTCTCCATACTTATTCCAAGCATTTTGAAATTTTTCATTCTCATGTCTATTACCATACAACTTATTTAGATGATCTTTCCAACGACCTTCAATATCATGAGAGGAACCTACATAAATCATCTTATTTTTTACATTAATAATAACATAGATACCAGAAACAACATTGGATATAAAAGTTAAAGAATTTACAAGATCTTCTCTTTGCTTAGCAAAGGCTTCCTGCATCGTATCTACAGCAGGTCTATTTCTTGCTTCTTCATTCATATTTAATTTATGCACTGTCTGATACTTCAACCAACAAGGCTGACTACAAAAATCATTATTTTCACAAGGAACAGTAGTAAATTTAATGGTACAACCAAGACATACCTTTTCAATTCGTAGTCTTTTACTACGATTCTGTGCAGAATTTTTTGCACTACATTTCCTGCTGCAAAATTTCTTAATTTCACTTGGTCTACAAGAAAAAGAAACACCACAAAGTTCACAGTTCAACTCAATGACTTTATGTTTAGCCTTATTACAACATAGCAAAGAACAATACAAACCAAATGTATTATGCTTAGGTGTAAATTCTTTTTTGCATAAGATACAAATTGACATAACCTTTTCTTTCCTTTGTGAAACTATAGTAAGAGGGGCCTTTCGACCCCTCCTGTATAGCTTAACAGATTTTTGCAACTTTGTCAAGGACTTTTTTCATAACCTATTTCTAAGTTATGGAAATGTAATCCTATGGGAGGGTCACCTTTACGATGCCCTTGGCATAGCGGCACAAAAATCCGATATCTTCCCAGATTGCGAAGACATCTGCCATCTTATTTACGTCCTTCATCGTTTCAACTGACAGATCTGTACGAATTGCCAACACGCCGAGGTAATCGGCTGGTGCCAAGACGAAACAGGCTGAGGTTGGAACAACTACGGATTCTAGAACGTCAACGCCCATGATTCCACCTACGCGACCAGCCTTTAGAGCTGTATCCTGGAAGTTAGGAGCGAAGATCCCAAGTCCACCATTACCACTGGGAGCATTGTTGAACAACAGTAAGTCTCTGCGTGTTAGTGGGTTAATATATAGCTTGCTGGCAACCAACAGCTTTGAGCTGAGGGTTACGATTGCGGTAGCCAAGGTATACATGGACAAACCAGTTGATCCGTTAGGAAGAACTGTTGGGTTATTTGTTGCAGCAGTCGTACCAGCAAGAGATGCTGCGGGTGTCTGATTTGTCAAACCACTTGCGAAGTTGATCAAATTATAACCACGAGTATCTTCCTGTAGCATGATTGATGCTTTTGCGCGTTCCTGTGTCCTGTTTAGAACGTCATATTTGCGGAAGTTTGATTCATTCCATCGGATCATGGGACGAGTAGAAATAGGTGACGTTTCTACGCGAATACGATCTGCTAGAACTTCGAGCTGTGCTGGAAGACCTTCGACTGAGATGCTTGCGGCTGGTACATCAACATCAGCGTCGAACACTGCTTCTTCTCCGAGAGCTAGTTTATAGGTCTGGAAGAGTTGGCGAATGCGGCCTTCATAAAGCAATTCTCTCTTTAGTGGCGAGAGCATCTGCTGTGCAATTTTCTGAAGTCCACCTGGGGAATTCATTAGGCGGGTGAGCTTTTCCTCAACCTGCGCTGCTGTGAGTTCCAAGGAGGCTTCAACATTTAGCTTATCGTTCATAAAATTTCTCCTTTAAAAATACAAGTCAGCCTCGCGGCCAATCTTGTCTACAACTAGAATCTATACCTAATTACTTAGATAATCGATTTGATTTCGAGCTGTGTGGGATCAGTAGCAACATCATAGCCAACAACATATCCAACGATGACTGTACTGGTAGGATCAGATGTGATGAGACCATCTGTAGCAGCAGAGGCATAGACTGGAGCATTGACTGCATACGTTACTGTTCCACGAGCATAGGGATAACCGCGACCATCATCATAAAGGACGAAATCTCCACCGTCGATGTAGCACGATTCGAGACCGCCACGATTGAAATTGGTATAGTCAAAACCCTGACCTGCAACTTCACCATTTGCTGGCTGAAGTGGGAACAATACGTTGGATTCAATTGCGAGACCTAGGGGTTTCCCTGCGGTTCGTGTATGAAGCCATGGAAGAACCTGAGCCGATGCATTGATCTCAAGTAGGTTTCCACCTACGATGTTCCCAGAAGCAACTGGATAACCGATTGATCGGTTAACTTCTTTAATTTGTCGAATTGCCATATGAGACTCCTTATTATTTTATTTGCATTTCTTACTACTGGAGTCTTTTCTTTTTCTGATCTAGTTGTGAGTCTTATTTAAAGGTCTCACTTCTTATGTGAGAAATCGGTTATTTTAATCTTTTATACTTTTCTTACTATTACTTCTAAACTTTACAATGTCATAACTTCTCACAGATTATGGCAAGGCTTGCACCTAGGTACGTTTTGCAAATTTTTACTGAGGACGATTCTTTGTCCCAAATGAGTCAAAGATTTTCTTCAACTGCTGATCTTCTGAAAGCTCTTCACCATAGGAAGGTGATACATAAATATGACTTGCTCTCTTTGTAACGGGAGCCTTGAAATCTGCAACTACTTTCTCTGTGGCTAGAAGTGCTTCATCAGTCATAGCAAGCAATTCTTTCTGCTTTGCTGTGATAGCTACTTCAAATGCTTTCTTCTGTGCATCTAATAGATATGTGCCTTGATGACGTTCAGACTCATAAACTTCTTTATTCATTTCAATAGCATTTTTCTCGATCATAGCAGAAACAATTTTCTTGCAGCGTTCTGCGCGAACTTTTAGCACTTCTGCAAATTTCTTAGAAGCGTCCACCTTACGAGCAGCCTCTTCCTTTGCCTTAAGATCTGCTTCCTTAGCAATGAGTTCAGCTTCCTTGGCCTTAAGAGAAGATTCCTTAATTCCTAATTCATCTTCATGTGCTTCTTGCAATGCAGGATGCTCTTCAACTTTAGGTTCTTCTTTATGATCTTCAGGAACAGGAGGCATAGCGGGAACTTCTGGCTTTGCTTCTTCTGCAGGAAGACCAAGAACAGCCTTTAGAAGGCTTGTAACAACAGCAACATCTGCACCAAATCCATCTGGAAGACGTTTTACTTCCTTACCATCTTTTGTAATAATAATTTCTTTAGATTCTTTATCCTTAGAGGCTGAATAACCTCCACCAACTTCAAGTTTCTCGGTAGCATCAAATGCTGAAACTGCTTCAACTGGAGCATCAACTTTAGGAGCATCTACTGGAAGATCTAATGGTTTCTCTTCACCTGGAATTTCAGGTTTTTCTTCAATAGCTGGTTTATCTTCTGGCATAGGCATTTCAGTTGCGGCTGATTTCTTTACTGATTCATCACTAGAGTTCTCAGGAGCAGATCCTTTTGGCTCTGTATCACCCTGAGAAGACTGTTCTGCTTTATCACCTACGGTTTTATGAGAGAGTGCTGGTTTATCCTGAACAGCTTCAATTGGAGCAGAGCTTTCAGATTTGGAAGCTTCTTTATCC